AAATTAGACAAATCAGTGTAAGAGCACTCTTTTGAGTCTGTGGCATCAGAATGCGTTGTGTTTCCAAATCTTTTCATCTCTTTAAGCATAATTTGAGAGGTCTTCAGGGCTTTGAGATCATTGGTTACAATTTCTTGTATCTTGTCATTAGTGATTGACATTCTGACGATCAAGGCCCCGAATTTAAGCATCAGCATCCCGGGTCCTGTGTATTTTTTGGAATCTTTGTCATATTTTTGCTCAGAAACCCAGTAGCTCATAACATCTGTCTTCAAAGTTGCTAACAAACGAGCGAACACTCTTTTCTCCTCGAAATTGTCTGCATTTCTTTTCTTCATTCCACAGAGTGCTGAGAGCAAAACAAGATTCCTCAAAGAACTAGAGAAACCTATGAAAGTGTTTCCGTTTTCCATTATTTTCTCTTTAAGATCAAAGTTGATTAAGAGACGACGAATTATCCCCTCTTTTTCTTTGTTCAGAACAGGAAGAGCAATCACTCGACCCACATCATCACTCAACAGATTCAATCGATTTGCTAGAGTGTCTGGCTGATTTATTGTGGAAGACACCATGACTGAGGTTTTGCTATATGCTTGACGCATCACAGATATTATAGTCGAGTAAACGTCTTGCTTCCTATGAGCGTACGAAAGGACTTTGTAAGTCCTTTTCCCCACGGAGCTCGAGGAAATGAAATCATAAAGAGAGAGATAAGTTTTGAACGGGCAGTTTTTGTTTTCGAGGCATTTTCTTGGACCGTCGATAGCTAACCAAGGATAATGCTCTTTATAGAACGTGAAGGCTGCTTCGTACTCGCTAGAGCTGTATCTCTGGATTGAGTTGAACCAGAATCTTCTCACTGTGTCCATTAAACTGACCGAGGTGGTTTTAGCACTTTTTGCCACAGTTATTGTCAAAAACTTCTTGGCTGAGTTGACTTGTCTAGGTGTCTGAGTCCAACTATAAGATTTCGCAATGAATTTTTCAACTTCAGAGTAGAATTCCCAAGAAGGGAAAATAACTTCTGTTTCTTCTTGAGAAAAAGGGTGCTCTGCTAACTTCATATCTCTCAACACTCCAATCAAAGACTGTTTATGACTCTCTACATTTGTGCTAGATTTAGAACTCAAAATCTCGTTCAAGTTCGGATCCGCGTTGGCTTTTGCTTCTGAAGAGTACTTGATAGTCGTGGTTATGACTGGGAAATTGAGAATGTATGCTGCTGAGGCATAGAGCTTATTGCTGGAAAGGAAACTAAAACTCTCAGCTGACGATGGAGTGAAAGATTTCCGATATATCTTAGCCCATGACGCAGAGGATGTTCTTGACCTCTCGTACAGCATGGACTGATTCTCTTCTTGGTTAAGCATTAAGTTCCAGTCAAAATCTTTAATTTTCTTCATGTTCTCTTTGAACTTGTCATAGTTCTTGCTCTGACCCATCAACATGTACGACTTCGTTGAGCAAAACCCGTTCTCATCGAACTCCATATCGTCCTTCATGTAAAAGTTTTTTTCTGCTCTGGATAACATTGGATTTGATTTAATGAGCCTGTACCGTGCGAAATCGAATCCAAAGAGAGAGCAAGTCTGCTCAGGATCAAAAACAAACAGCCCATAAGAGATGCAAGGTTTAACTAGCATCTCTTTAGAGTAGACGTAGAAATCCTTGACGTTGTTGAGCCATCCCAAACTCTGATAGTGCAGCTCAGCTTGGGAAAATTGAACTATTGAGCACAGCTGCATGCTCCCTCCAGCTTCTAGAATTTGTTTTCTTGTGTTCGAATAAATATTCTGCCTTTGATACATTCCGGAGATAGGCCTCAGTAGCATCGCAGCGTAAACGAACTTTATGAGCGGAATGATTATGCTGTTGGATATCAACCAAGTGGAGTTAAACTCCTCAGAGTGATTGAATGTTAATGGTGTTGATTTTTCTTCTGACTCTTTTATGCACATGTACTTACACATTATTTTCTCTGTGTGCTCTAATATGCTCATCTCTTTGACTATGAGTTTATGAAGATAAGATTTTGCTTCTCTGAGCTCTTCAAAAGTGGTTGGATTGCCGTCAGAATCAAAGAAAGCTACTCTGTCTTCTTTGCTATGCAAATTCTCCAGGATGGTCGGATCTTCATTGGCCGTCACAAAAATCTTCTTCACCCTTCTGAAAATGTTGATGGTTGATGGATCAATCTTCAACACAACGCTTCTGATAGTAGAAAAGTCATCAGAAGAAACTTTGTCTGTTCTAAAAATG